AGGCCCGCAACTTTTGGACTGCTACGTCACAATCCCACTTTAGTTTACGGTATTCGGCAGATGTACGGATATCATCCGGTAATAAGCCGATTGGATTGCGTAAGTGGTCAAATGCTTTGAGCCGTTTTGATGCGGCGTACATTTCCGTCCATAGCAATTCCTGCTGGCGGATTAGGTCATCAATCTGTTGCATAGGCGGCCATCATCTGTTGATAATGTTCATCTGCAATGCGCCGTGCCGCCATGATGCCACGTGGAACGCCGATCAATTCGCCGCAAAAACGCAAGGCAAGCATTGGCACAGAATAGCCAAGGTACTCATATTGTAACTGGTAGCGATCATCCGGTGCGCCATTATCCATGCGCCTTGCTGGTTCAAATACAGTATCCATTTTCAATCCCCATTGATATGAAAGCGAATCAATTTGCTTTCAGTGATTAGCAATATAGCGAATCAGTGAAGATTGTCAACTAAGCAAATACAAAAATGCACATTATACTAATTAGCAAAATAGCGATGTAATGAGGCCGCAATCCTTTATTTTGCAAAGGCTCAAAAATAATTGAAAAAAAGACTTGCAATCAACTGTGAGTTGACGTATAAAGAATACGCGCAATGAGGCGCTATCAATGGGGATTGATGATGTTACTAGAACAAGCAAAAAAGGCCGCACGTGAGGCCGCAATGTTAGCAGAAAGCCTTTGGGAAGATGAGCTGGCCCGCGTATATGGCGAGAAAGCAGTAGAGGCCCGCTATGACAAGAAACGTAATGCCGCAACGCCAAGGCTAAAGACTTACAATGAAGCCCGCTGTGGCGCATTGCAAGCATGGCACATGTTAGGGAAAGCGATTAGGGAAGAATGGGCAGCGTAAGATTTTAGGGCCCGCAATGGATTAAGGCGGCTATATACATACATAGGCTAAGACTAAGAGGAGAGGAGCGAGAGATCGCTCCTTTTTCTTTTGTGCGTCATTTGCCAGCTAGGCGCAATATGTGAAGGATAGGCGGAAATATAGGTGGGAATGTAGGAAAGAAGCTCTCTTTCCTTCACCACCCCTAGGGGTCAGCGTAGTTATAAAAAAAGCACATCAGTGCGATGTGCAAAAACGCTCACCACTGACAGCGCGTGATTGGCACTTTGTATAACTAGTGGCGCGTCAAGGATCATTTGTGCGAACTACTGAAGCGCGCGGCATGGTTGAGCGCGTGCGATGGCCGCCTAGGGCCCGCAATGGTCAGCCTATGTGCTATAGGCGGCATATGATAAAGAGACGGTAGCGCGACCGCCTAGTGCCTGTGCGATGGGCTTGCAGGGGAAATGGATTGCGGCATTTATTGCCAGACCTATTCCAGACCCCCGACCCCCCCTTTTTCTGGCTGGGGAGGGGGGAGAAAAGGAACCCCCACACCCCCAAACAATCCCAAATCCCCACTGATTAGCACTTTTGCTACCCCCCACCCCTTTTCGGGACCCCCCGGGTACAAAAACAAAAAAACCGCCAGAGTTTCCCCTGACGGCTTTCTTTGAGATCCGCCGACCGCGACGCGACCGCAATCCATTGTTCTCTATTGGCGGCTATGCTTTACGGGTGGTAATACTGACGCTGCTCTGCTTCGTATTACCTGATGCATGGAAGCAGCAGAAACATGCGGCCCCGTAAACTATTTCCTAGGTAATTAACCCCTGACCTTACATCCAGATGCAGTTTGTTAATTAAGCTTGAGTACTATATATGGCGGCAATAAAAAATTGTCAACTAACCGCAGACCATGCGGCCTCTAGTTCCGTAATGTAGTGCGGAGCATTAGACATTGTCATTCCCCCAAATTAGGGGTAATAAAAGTTACATAGTTTCAAGGCATTATACTTTAAACAACGGGGAAAATCAAATGCCGACACCTAAACTATCTGTGGAAGTTTTAATTGAAACCCTTAAACTTTTGGAAGCGCATAGCCGCCGACCAACCATAGCCGCTAAGGCGGGAAACATATCGCCAAACACATTTAACCACAGAATGAAAATGGCGTTTGAACGATTCCCCAATGGGTTGGATGACGTAAAATTAGAATACCCAACCTCTTCTTGGACTTACCCCAGACTTAAAATAATTGATGCGCCGGGGACAAAATGGATTATAGGATCTGACCTCCACGTCTGGGACGGTGATCCAACCCTCATTTACAAAGCATTCGTTAAATTAGCTAAATCCCTTAAAGTTGATGGGATTATCCTTAACGGGGATATTATTGACGGGGCACGAATTAGCCGCCACCCATCCATCCGGAATTCCAAAGCTCCCAAGATTGAAAAAGAAATTGACACCGCCAAGAAATGGCTCCGTTTCCTCCCCAACGCTAAATACAAATTATGGACGCTAGGCAACCACGATATCCGTATTGATAACTACATCGCGGCAAATGCGTCGGAACTGGATGGATACATCTTATCCCTGCATGAGCATTTTACAGATTGGGATTTTTCTTTTGCGTTTGATATTAACGGAACTGAAATCCGCCACAGGTTCAGGGCGGGGATACATGCGGGATGGAACAATGCCCTACATAGTGGGATAAATATTATCACCGGACATACCCACCAGTTACAGGTAACCGCTATGCGGGATAGGCGCGGTTCGCGGTGGGGTGTGGAGACTGGGATGATGGCGGACCCTACTGGCCCGCAATTTCAATATGCGGAAGGGACTCCCTCGCGGTCGCAGCAAGGGTTTGCGGTAATTTCTTTTGATGAGGACGGGACAATGTTCCCGCCGGAACTGTGCGAAATGATTAATGGTCGCCCCGTGTTTAGGGGCGACCATGTATTCTGATTAAGAAAAGGATTATTCTTCCTCTTCTTCATCCTCTTCGGAATCATCGCTCTCATCGGGATATTCGTACTCAACCTCAATCTCAACAAGTTTTTCCAAGCCGTCTTCGTCCTTTTCAATTTTAAGGACTGGCAACTCAAATGCGGCGGCCATCAAGTCAAAATCGTCCGCAACTTCCTGAAAAGTGTTTCCATAAGGGGTGCAACCCTCATCCGACCAAAACTCAATCTCGCCGTCGTCATCGTAAAATACTTCACGAATGGTGTAGGAATCTTCACCAAAAATATTACCCTCAGCGGCGGGTTCCATAATAACGCGATAGTTCCAAGACATGTTATCGTTCCCTATGTTGAAAGAATCTGATGATATTGTAAAAACTGGGATTTCTTCCATAGTCCATTCAAATGTAACGCTATTCGCAGTCAAACCCATGCAAACCTCCTATAAGGGGGACAACGCTACACTATACCAGATTCTCATTACTTTGATGACGGGATTTTCTTTTTGGGGGAAAATTTTTCGCAAGTGTTATTCTCAAACGTCACCGCCGCCCTACGGATATCCCGGACAATATCACCGGAAGAGGGGTTAAAATGGTCGTATAGGCGGTCATTAATAGGGTTCATGCAATTAAACCCCATATCTTGTGCGTAAACCCACTTACAATTAGCGCAAATTTTATCCGACATTGTGTTCTCCATTTTAAGATACTTGCATTTTAATCAACTTTTGCGATATAGTAAATAGAAAGGAGTAGGAAAATGAAAGCAATTACCAACGCCAATCGTCTTACTCAAAAGCCAGACGAGCCGGAATACAAAGGTAAAAAACGGGGCCGCAAACGAAAGATTCCCGACGACGCTATGGTACGCAAGACCATAATGGGCCTTGCTAAACGGGGTACGACACTGGATGAGATCGCGGATATTGTCGGGGTTTCTCGCGCGTGGTTACACCGTGAATACGGAAATGAGATTAAAAACGGGCGGCAAATTGCAAACGCGTTGGTTGTGGAAAACCTTTATCAACAAGCGATGAAAGATACCCCATCCTCTATTAACGCGGGGATTTACCTGACCAGATCTCAAATGGGATGGAAAGATAAACCGGACCAGACGGATATTGGCCGCCCACAAGTTATCTTTGATTTTGGTCAACTTTCCTACGAAGAACGCGCATATCTTATTAGTAAGGTTAGGGACAAAATTGGCGGCCCTAAAATAATAGAAGGTGAAGTTTTTGATGAACTCCCCGAAGAGTAGCACCATCTTACACGCAAAAACGTTAGAAGAAGCAATTGAGCAGTATCCGGAAGATGCTGCCCGGGAGCTTGAACGCCTTAACTTTGAAGAAAAAATGGTGGATTTTGTCGCGGGGGCTTGGAAATACATTGACCCTAACCCGTACAAATATGGTTGGCACCTTGAGGCTATCGCGGAACATTTACAGGCGGTAACCCGTGGGGAGATCCGGCGGCTGGTCATTAACGTCCCGCCCCGTACGTCCAAATCCTCTATGGTTTCCGTTTGTTTCCCCGCTTGGACATGGGCGCAATCCGATATTGGACCACTTTCTGGTCCACATGTACAGTTCCTATACGCCTCTTACGCGCAATCCCTCTCCATCCGTGACTCCATTAAAACCCGGCGCTTGTTGGAATCCCCGTGGTACCAACGTCATTTTGGGAATAAATTTAAAATTGTATCGGACCAAAACACCAAAGTCCGATTTGACAATGATAAAGGTGGCTACCGCCTAGCAACATCGGTTGACGGCGCTCTTACGGGTGAAGGTGGATCAATTATTCTAGTTGACGATCCCCACAACGCCAATGAAGTTGAGTCGGATCTTGTCCGGCAAGGGACGCTGGAATGGTGGGACCAATCCATGTCTACCCGTCTTAACGATCCTAAGACTGGTGCGTACGTTGTTATTATGCAGCGGCTACACGAATCGGATCTTACGGGCCACGTTTTATCCAAAGATACGGGGAATTGGGTTCATTTGTGCCTCCCCATGCGGTTTGAATCAGACCGTCGGTGTATCACGCCGTGGTATATTGATGACCGCGAAGAAGGTGAGTTGCTGGTTCAAGATCGGTTTGGTGATGACGAAGTCGCGTCATTAGAATCCGCCCTTGGTCCATTTGCGGCGGCGGGTCAATTACAGCAACGGCCAAAACCTAAAGGCGGCGGTATTATAAAGCGCGATTGGTGGGTGCTGTGGGACGAAACCGTATCCGGCGCGGAAGGATTACGCAAAAGTGTGTTCCCGCCTTTTGAGTACGTTATCGCCTCATTGGACACTGCCTACACCACCCGCCAAGAAAACGATTATAGTGCTATGACTATATGGGGCGTGTGGACAGACCGCCAAGATAACCAACGCATTATGTTAATATATGCATGGCAGGATCGGTTGGAGTTTCCACAACTTGTTAAAAAAACTGTTGAGTTATCTAACAAATTTAAGATTGATAAACTTTTAATTGAATCCAAGGCGGCTGGGCTGTCCGTCGCCCAAGAACTTCGGACGCATTTTGCGCGGGAAAACTGGGGTATTCAATTGGTTGACCCGGGCAGGGGGGACAAAGTTGCCCGTACCTACGCAATTCAACATCTTTTTGCGGAGGGAATGATTTACGCTCCCGACATGGAATGGGCGGAAAAAGTGATTGAACAAGCGGAATCTTTCCCAAAAGCAAAGCACGATGA